CGTCGATCGGTAACCAAACATATTTCCATGGAGTATTAAATTGACGTTTAATAGGAGGCATCTCAATGTCGACCTTGTCGCCCCATTCGGAAAAAATTTTGTGTACCTTGTGAGGTTTATTTCTGTACTTTGAAATTAAAGACCAAACATGATTGGTAATAAGTTTCCTATCTTCGGTCACTAGCATTGGCAAACTGTTCACACTGCAATTATGAAAATCTGCTACAAAAGTTGGCAAGGTATGAAATGTGTTTTTAAAACCATAGTTAGGATATTGTAAACTGTATGAATATGAATTATCAATTATGTCCCACTGATTAGTAAAATATTTGATATCCTGAATGTTTTGAACCGTTTGCATATGCTGTATAATTAATGTATAATTATCGTATGACGGTTTCCAAATTATTCATTAATGGTTGTTCTTTTTTAACTTTTAGGCCAAAAGACAATGTGAACACACATTGTGGATTGGAATTGGCAAAATTAATGGATCTAGATGTAGCTGTAAATCTCGCTGGTGGTGGACGAGGCAGTAAAAGGTTAATGTGGACCACCAGAGCCTGGTGTGAGAAATTTCCAGAACTGGCCAAGCAATCTTTCTTTTTAATTGGATCAAGTGGTGGCCATAGATTCGATTATCCCACTGGTGACGGATACAAAGCACATAAATTTCCAACTATGAAAACAACTTGGAAAACTTGGGATCCTAACAGAGACGATGACACAAGAAAGTTTTTCAAATATTTGTTTAAAAACGGAGCAGATCTAGATCAAATGACACAAATAGAATCAATATTGACTTTATTGGATCTTCAAGATTATTTTGTCAACAAGGGTTATCCTTATGTATTTTATAACACGTTGTCTGATGCACAAATTAAAAACGACGACATCAAACTAATGTTTGATAAAATTGACAAAAATAGATTCTTCAAACCCCACACCAGCCACCTAGACTATACAAGAGAAAAAAAACAGCAGTGCAAACCTAACGATGAACATCCTAACGAGGAAGGTCATAAAGACTGGGCACAGCAACTCAAGGAATTTATAGATGCTAACAATTTACGTTCCATTTAATAATTTGCAAAGCAAGGCATGGGAAGTATTCAACGGAGTAATGAAAAGTTGGCCAGAACAATACCAGACTTTAGACAACATAAAAGCAACAGATCCTTTGGCAAATTCAATGTTCTGGGGATTTGTAAACAATAATTTAAATCTAATAAAAAGATTAGAATCAAGAAAGCACAATTTTTGGTTTACCGATACTCCATATTTTGGCAGATTTGATAATAATAATCTAAAACATGATAACCATTATTGGCGCATATGTAAAAATAAAATTCACGCAACGTTTTTAAAGGATTGTAAAGCAGATAGATTTGAAAAATTTGGCATGAAAATTAAGGCACCAACTCTTAAAGGCTCTCATATTTTAGTATGTCCTAGCTCAACTGGCATACACAATTATCTTGATAGGCCCAATTGGATCAATGAAACTATTGACCATTTAAAAAGAGTAACCGATAGGCCAATACGACTTCGACACAAGCCTAGGGGAAGGGGAACTTCAGGTCCAAGTGAAGCAAAAGTTCCCCTATCCGAGGACCTAAAAGATGCATGGGCATGTGTTACAAGTTGTAGTATAAGTGCCGTCGAAGCGGTTTGCATGGGAGTGCCTGTATTTTGTGATAAAAAAAGTTTTGCAGAACCTATGGGTAATTTACATTTAGAGGATATCGAGGATCCATATTATGCTGGACCAGAACCTTGGTTATATAGTTTGGCCTACCAACAATTTACACCAGAAGAAATTGAAAATGGACGTGCTGTTGAAATTTTAATTGATAAAGGATTTTTATAATGCCAAAACTGAAACAGTTCAATGATAAAGAATTTAAAATTAATGTGGCAGGAAAAAATATTATTTTTGCAAATAATCCTTCATCAAAAACTTATATTAAAAATAGAATGGATAGAATGCTGTCAAAAGAACCTGAAACAATAAAATGGATTAACGGCTTCGACAAGACTAGCGTGTTCTTTGACATTGGCGCCAACATAGGAATATACTCGCTTTATAGTGCCATTGTAAAAGAAAATTCAGTCTATGCGTTTGAGCCACATGCGGCCAGTTACAAAAATTTACTTGAAAGCATTAATTTAAATAAATTGCAGAATTGTAACGCACATTGTATAGCCATGGGAGATAAACTTGCTTTGTCATCAATTGATATAAAAAATATGCACGAAGGCGTAGCTAACAATATTGTAGGACAAACAGGTGATTTTTATCATGGATGCACAGAGTTTTCCTTGAATTTTCTTGTAAGTAAAAAAATGTTACCACAGCCTACCCACATTAAAATCGATGTTGATGGATACGAAGACAAAGTGATAGAGGGAGGCATGGAGGTGTTTAGTAACACTAAAAGTATTTTACTAGAAATAGCCAACAAGAACAAAAATTATGTCAACATGATTGAAGCCT